TTACATCATCTGCTGCTTCTTCAGATACCGGATGGCTTCCGTCCTTCCGATACTAGCTGCCAGTCCACGCTTCAGTGTGTCCAGCGGAAATTCCCAGTCGCTGTATCCGCCGCGCAGCAGTTCAAAATACTCGGCATCCGGGCAGCCAAGCCGCCGGTCCTCGTGCATCACATAAGCAATGCAGGGCTTTGCCTTTTTCATGCGGTTCCCGTTCAGGTTCCAGACCGGAAGCTGAAACTGTTTCTTGTAGTAATATCTTGGGCAGCCCTCGTACCGGTCCAGCAGGAGCTCATCATATTCCGAGAGCTTCCAGACCACTGCCGGTACGCTTTCATTGGCGTCCTGCTCAATGGTGGCATAGCAGCCGGTCTTGCTCTTTTTGAACAGAAGCCGGTAGCCCTTGATCTCGGTCGTGCCGACCACCACAGCATAGGGGCATCTCTTTCCCATCCGCTCCATGTCGAGGTTGCTTCCGTAGGCAAGATAATATCTGGATGGGCTTCGGCTGATCAATTCAAACATCCGCCTCACCGTCCTCCCTGCCAGTGAATTCCACGCCCTGGAAATCATCTGTCCCAAGCTCAATCTGGCTGTCCTGCCACCAGTCCTCTGCCACTCGCTGGGCTTCCTCCACGGTCGGCTCTTTCATTTCGGATTCATAAATGGTCACCGTTCTCTGGTAGGTCTCGGTGATGGTCACCTTAAAGGTCCTGCCGCCCGGTGTGCTTTCATTTTTTAACGTGCTTTTCATAAACCTGCACCTCCTTCTACCACCTCAAGGGCGGTTGCCCGCCCAAAAGGTGCCCGTACAGCTGGCGCTTATTTGTTGCGCCATGCTGCGTTGCCCTCCATATTCCGCAGAAGGATTTCCCTTGCCGTTGCGAACTCCTCACCAATGAATCCCAACCGGAGCATCCAGCACCGCATTGCGTATTTGTCGTTGTCGGTCTGCTGGGGCTTCGGGCTTGCCGTTCTGACCATCTTGGCAAGCTGGCTCATTGCGAGGCAAAGCTGGATGTAGGCTTTCATCTCACCGGCATGCAGTCCGTTACGCTTTCCGTCCGCTGGGTCTGCGAATTGGAAAAGGCGGAATTCAATGGTTCCTTTTGTAAAGGTGGCATGGAGGTTCAGCATATGGTACCGGCTTGAATTGTAGTGGGCATTCCGGTTTTCCCAGCTGGAACCGTTGCCTTCGTACCAGATGTCTTCCAGCTTGCGCATGGTGGTCGGCTTCTCGCGGTTCAGCCGGTCGAGGAAGCGGTGGTCGACTACCCGGCAATATTGTCCGGTACGTCCTGCGTCGATCCGGATGGCTCTGCCGATCTGCTGTTCGTGTGCCGCCATGATGTTCACAAGGTTGCGGATGGTCTTTGCGGTGTGGTCGCCTTTGCCGATGTGGATGTGGACCCCGCATCCGCGGCTTGGACTGCTCTTTGCGCCTGCCTTGCGGAGCAGCCGGACGATTTCCTGCAGGGATTCGATGTCGTCGTAGGTGAGGATCGGGGTGACCAGTTCGCATTTTTCTGCGTCCGGTCCGTAGATGCTCACATCCCTCTGGAATTTCCAAACCCTGCCCTGTCCGTCCTTGCAAGCCCAGCTGTAATATCCGTACTCGCTGGCGGCGTTCCATGCTCTGGTTCCGAAGTACTCGGCAACCTTTCTTGCCGCTTTTTCTCTGGTGATGTTGTTCATCTCGATCTCAACTCCGATGGTCTGGTTTTTCATGGCTTCAATCTGCTCTCTTGTTTTATCGTTCATGGTATGTTCTCCTTTGTTTTTTCCTTGTTTTCCCTTTCGGTATGTGCATATTACCGTCAGGTGCGGATAATAGCAAGGATATAAAAGAACATATATTCGACAAATATGAGGCAGAATGATCGTGTACATTTCTGCGGTTTATCCGCTTGATAATGTACATTTTCAGAGTTAATATCGGTACAATGGAAGAGGGTCTCACTTATTTTCCGGCCCCCATTGGGGGCTTGGGAGCTTACGCTCCCGCCTCCAGCATCTGCGCCGTATCCGCCCCACAGTCGGGCTGTGTCGGCTGGGCTGCATCCTGTGCGGCCGTTTCCCCAGTGGCAGGATCGCCGTTCTGTGCCGCCTGTTTCGCGGCTTTCAGGGCATCACGCTTTGCCTTTTCCCTTGCAAGGAACTTCTGTGCTTCCTCATCCGTGCGGAAAGCCGCATGGCCGGAAAGATTCTCCATGAGTATCTTGCGGGTCTCTTTGAAATCCGGACCGTTCATCCCAAGCCGCAGGAGCCATGTGCGGAGTGCATACTTCTCATTCTCATCGTTGACATCCTTTGCCTGGATACGCTTCTGGCTGATCGCCTGCTGGTTCATCAGAATGGCAAGGTGACCGAAAGCCGTCAGATGATCATAGTCGGAAGCCGTCGGGAATCCTGTGAAGGAAACCTTTTCTTCTGTGATCACCAGACCTTCCATCGCAGTTCCGCACTGTGCTTCGTAACTTTTAAGCGCCTCGATGAAGTTTGCCACCGTGTAGGTGCAACTGTCATCCCGCAGTGTTTCGACCAGGTCGGTTTCCACATGGAAGTGCCCGCCTGTTGCCTTGCTGATGAGTCGGCCCCGGCTGTAGATGAGGTTGACCAGATTGCGAAGGCTCACACCATTATGCTGGCTGGTTGGGAAGGCAAGTTCCAGATCCAGCGGTACTTCTTCCGGCTGATCTTCGCTTTCCGATTCCTCTGCATCCGGCTCATCCTCTGCCGTATCATCCGGCTCCGCTTCGGCCACAGGCTCCTCTGCCAAGTTTTCAGTCGGCTCTGTGTTTTCCGGCTGGTCATCCGTGCTCTCAACGCTCTCGCCGCCGCGGATCACCCCCTCATTCAGCAGGGTCGTCAGCAGCTCGGCATCTGCATTCTCCGGCTCGACCAGAAGATTGCCGTCCCGGTCGATGGTGTAGTTGCCGATGTCATAAGCATACAGCGGTGCTCTGGTGTAGTAAGGATGGATACCCGTCAGCTCCTCCATGCGATTTGCAAGTGTCTTGCGGTCGGCTATGTTCAATTCAAATTTCAACATAATTCATTGCCCCTTTCGTTTTTTGTCTTTGTACGTCCCGATGTTTTTTTCGGTAGCACATATATCACTCTGAACCGGTCAAATAGCAAGGCCATTTCCCGATATTCTTCATGTTCGACCAATTACACAAGGGACTGCGAAATCTGTTGTGTAAATAGGACCAATATGTAAGCCCACCATATCACCAGGTCGCTTTCTACCTAGTAATATAGCGGGCCAGTTTATTCTTCCAGACCTGCACACCATGCGATGCCGGCCAGAACAAAAAATGCGTTGGCTAAGCATATGCCGTTGCCCCAGATACGGTACTCTGCCGAATCCGTATACGGGTCAGCCAGCCATTTCCGGATCTGTTTCTCCGTTTTCGGCTTCTTGGCGTGGGTCACGATCTTGCGGTGCGTTTCAAACACATCTGCCCAGAACGCCAGCTCTTCTTCGGTCGGATCTTCTGTTCCAAGGTTCCGGCACCACCAGTCCGGGAAGCCCTGCAGTCTGGCACACTCGGTCGGTGTCAAGCGGCGGACGGTATAGGTCACAGGTGTCGGCTGCGCTTCCGGGTTATCGATGACCAGACGGTCATTGAAAGCATCCTGCCCGTTGAAGCCGCTTGGATGCGCCCCGGTTGCCACCGTTCCCATGACACCCTCGTTCAGATGCGGCACCGGTGCGACGGTGGTCGGGTCTTTGTAGTCCCGTGCCATCAGAGTCGGTGCGACTTCTTTTGCCACCTGCATATAGGAGCCGGTGGTCATGGCATACACATCCTCCGGTGCGCAGACTGCATGGCGGTCAGTGGCATCCAGTGTAAAGCAGACATCCTCATTGACGCCATCCCCCTGCGGACCGTTCTCATCCTTGCGACCGATCATGTTACCCTGCAGGACGAAGGTCTGCTGCTTCATCCCCGGCTCTGCTGCAAGTGCCGCTGACTTCTCTCCCAGATCCCGGACTTCATCCCTCTGGTTCTGGGTAAAGGCGACCGGCTCTACCACGCAGATACCGCCCTGATTGCAGGTCGGATCTCCACCACTGCGGTCTAGTGTCCGGGAGGTCTCCGCTTCATAGAAGCCGCTATGCGGATTATCGGACATCATGGAGTGGCTGGCTTTAGAGCAGACACCGTAGCATTTCGGAACGAACAGTGTCTGGTCGTTGTTGCAGCCGAGGGTAGCTGACTTTTCTTCCTGCCAGATAGCGCCCTTGCCACCGCCTTCACACCCGGAACGGATCTTCAATGTGACCGCCGGAGAGTTTTCAACTTCTTTCACCGGGCTTTCCACTGAATTTTCAACAGCGTCCATGACCATCGGGACATTACCGCCACCCGTACCACACCGGCTTGTCAGTGTCTGCACCTTACCGTCCTCGGAAATCTTCACCCGGCTGTCCGCAGGATGATTTTCCAGTGCGATGGCGGCCGGCACGACACCAGCCCGGAGGGTCGGTGACCGTTCCTCTTCGTATCCAATGCTTCTGGCATTTGCGGAATGCTCGGTACAGAAACCAGCGGCTTCCATAACACACGGCGGATGATGTGCCTCCGCACGGAGGGTGGCTGTCACCTCTTCCGTCACATCCATTCTCTCTCCGCCCTGATCGTTCAGACAGAGCCGTCCTCCTGCTCCACTGCAGCCTGTCTCTCCAGTGCTGCTTTCAGCACCGGCGGCAGCTCTTTGCCACGCACGGAAGCCCTCCGCAGAATACCGAGACACGCCTTCGGACTCAAATAATACCTTTTGGGCACTCTGGTCTGCAAAATCTGCGACAAGGTAGATACGTTTTCTTCTTTGGGGAACGCCCCACCATTGTGCATCAAAAACTCGATACGCGACGCTCCATCCGTCTCCCACGTAGTAGTCAGCGTCGGGCCATCCTTTCTTCTCAGGCGCAGGCACCGAGGCGGACGGTTCTTTAACACCGATGACGGCTTCGAGGACTGCTTTGAAGTCCTGTCCTTTGTTTGAGGAGAAGGCCCCTGGCACATTCTCCCACACGATAAATCTTGGTTTTTCTCCATTGGTCTTACACCTCATTTCCTTCACGATTCGGATTGCTTCGTAAAACAGGCTGGACCGTGAACCATCCAGACCGTCCCGCTTACCCGCGATGGACATATCCTGACAGGGACTGCCAAAAGTGATGATGTCTACAGGAGGTAGGTCTGCACCGCTGATAGTAGACACATCTCCATAATGCTTCACCTGCGGCAGACGCTTGGTCGTGACCCGGATGGCAAACGGCTCGATCTCACTGCTCCACACCGGAGTGATCTGCCCGGTCAAAAGCCCGCCCAATGGAAAACCCCCGGAGCCATCAAAGAGGCTGCCGAGGGTCAGCTGTTTATTCTCCATCAGCGACCTCCCTTTCCGGCTCGAAGGTCGCCACTTCCTCGAACTTCAGCTTCTGACTGTCACGGATGACATACACATCATCGTAGTGACCCTCGCTGTGTTCGATATAACGCTTCACGATCACATCCACGAACTTCGGGTCCAGCTCGATGCCTCGGCACACACGGTCGGTTTCTTCGCAGGCAATCAGGGTAGAACCGCTGCCAAGGAACGGATCGAGGACGATGCCGTTGGTCATGGTGGAATTTCGGATCGGATAGCTCATCAGGCCGATGGGCTTCATGGTCGGATGGTCCTTGTTGGACTTCGGCCGGTCATACTCCCAGATGGTCGTCTGCTTCCGGTCGGAATACCACTGGTGTTTCCCCTTCTGCTTCCAGCCGTAAAGACACGGCTCGTGCTGCCACTGGTAAGGACTGCGTCCCAGCACCAGAGCATTCTTCTTCCAGATACAGCACCCGGACAGGTAGAACCCTGCATCCTTGAATGCCTTTCTAAAGTTCAGCCCTTCCGTATCTGCATGGAAGATATAGATGGAGCCGTCATCCGCCAGATGCCCGTGCATCTGCTGGAACGCTGCCAGCAGGAACTGGTAGAATTCCGAATCGCCCATGTTGTCGTTCAGAATCTTGCCAGCCGTTTCTTCCACATCCACGTTATAAGGGGGATCGGAAAGTACCAGATTTGCCTTGGTGCCGTCCATCAGGGTATCGTAGCATTCTGCTTTGGTAGAATCCCCGCACAGAACGATGTGCTTTCCCAGATGCCAGAGGTCGCCCTCTTTGGAGAAGCACGGCTGCTTCAGCTCCGATTCCACATCGAAATCATCTTCCTTGACCTCTTTGCTGTGGACCTTGTTGAACAGCGTCTCGATCTCCGGCGGTTCAAAACCGGTCTTTCCAAGATCGAAGTTGGAATCCTCGATGTCTTTCAAAAGATCAGCCAGCAGGGAATCATCCCATGCACCCGTGATCTTGTTGAGTGCGATGTTCAGGGCCTTCTCCCTGGTCTTGTCGATGTCCACCACCGCGCAAGGCACTTCGGTGTAGCCCAGCTCCATCGCTACTGTCAGTCTCTGGTGACCACCGATAATCGTCATGTCGGTATTGACCACCAAAGGATCTGCGAAGCCGAACTCCGTAATGGAGTTCTTGATTTTCTCGTACTCTTTATCCCCCGGCTTCAGCTTTTTCCGGGGATTGTATGCAGCCGGCTTGAGTACGGACACCGGCAGCATCTTCAGTTCAGCAGTCGCTTTCATGTAGGTTCCTCCTAATTCAGATTCCCATGCGAATGACCCCTGAAAACGGCACGAAAAAGGAGCCGAACAAAAAGCCCGACTCCATTTCATCTCCATCTTCCTGCGGCTGTTCAGCCATCTCGCACCATTCCGGGTTTTCCCCATTCACAGATGCCAAGACCTTATCTTCCGCATCGTCAATCGCATGTACACAGATACCCCCGGTGTTGAACATCGGATACACACCGATAATTTTCTTACTCACTCCTGTTCGCCTCCTTCTTCCTGCCCCGGTTTGCACAACCACGGCTGCAATATTTTCGTTCCAGTCCGTACTGATGCCGGTAGGAAAACTCCCTGCCACACACCGGACAGATCTTTGACCGCACTGTTCTCCAGTTTTCCGGCTTTGGGTGGGTGTTGTTCCATCTTGACCGGCATTCCGGTGAGCAAAACTTTCTCGGTCTGCCCTTATGATTCGGCACAATGGCTGTACCGCACTGAGGGCAGAACGAAAAAGCCATGTCCTTAATCATCTCAGATGTATAATCTTCCATCTGCCCTCACCTCACTCTCATTTTTCGCCGTTTCTTCGGCGTTTCTTAGAAAAATCTCATAATTCATACGAAAAGCGGCGAAGTGGAAATCGGCCCCGTCCCGCCCGGTTGAATTGTTGTTGCGGCGGCCGATTCTCGCTCGCCCTCGCTCCTCCCGGAACAAGCTAAAATGTGCGAAAGCTCCCTGTTTTCGAGAAGTTTCACACACTTTGGTTCATTTCGGGGAATAAGAATGGCACCGGAACGAAAGCTCCGATGCCTATACATTTTCCTGTTTCATTTTGCGCCGTTATTCCTCTGACCCCCGGCCTACCAATTTTGCGGTTTTTCACAGAAAAGGGGCCACCGGTCTCCGTGTGACTTCACCGTAGAGAAGTGACCCCGGCCCCCGGCGGGGGTGTCAGTAGGTGTAGGTCGGGTTGATGTCTTCGGTCAGCGTCTTCTTATCGTGACAACTCTTGCAGAGAGACTGCCAGTTGTTCTGGTCCCAGAAAAGTTTCTGGTCTCCACGGTGCGGAACGATGTGATCCACCACCGTTGCCCGGACGTACTTGCCCTGCTTGGCACACTGCACACAGAGCGGATGAGCTTCCAGATACGCCTTTCTGACTTTCTGCCACCGCCTGTTGTATCCACGCTTCGCTGCCGGGCGGGTCACCTCTGGATGGAGAAGCAGGTGCTTCTCACAGTAGAGCCGGCCGGCTTCCACCAGCTCTGGGCAGCCGGGGTGATGGCATGGTGTCTTTGGTCTGTATGGCATGGGTCAGTCCTCCCACGGAAGACCAGCCTTACCGAAGTGACCGTAAGCACTGACCTTGTTGTAGTCTACATCTAGCAGTCCCAGACGCTGGATGATCCCCTGCGGGGTCAGATCGTAGCTGTCATGGACATAGGCTTCGATGAAGTCAATGGACTGGTGTTCCGTACCGAAGCACTCCACCGACACCCCCACCGGCTGCACCACGCCGATAGCGTAAGCCAGCTGGACTTCGCACTTGTCAGCGTAGCCCGCCTGCACGATGTCCTTGGCAATCTTCCTCGCCATGTATGCTGCGGAACGGTCCACCTTGGTGGGATCTTTACCGCTCAGAGCGCCACCACCCATGCGACCGATACCGCCGTAGGTATCGCACGCCAGCTTTCGGCCAGTCACACCACAGTCGGCGTAGCTGCCGCCCAGCACGAAACGACCGGTCGGATTGACGAGCTTCGTAAAGTCACCGTCCAGACCGTATTCGCAGGCGGCCAATACCATCATGGATTCGATGATGTGCCGGAAGTCGCTGACCTCCACATCCGGGCTATGCTGCACGGAACAGAGGAAGGTGGTGATACGACCGGTGTCGTAATCGTAGCTGACCTGTGCCTTGGCATCTGCACGGAACATCTTAGACGGATGGTTCTTCAGCAGTTGCAGGAACTTGGTAGCGACCATATACGGGATCGGCATCTGCTCTGCCGTCTCGTTGGTGGCGTAGCCATACATGATTCCCTGGTCACCGGCACCGCCCTTATCCACACCAAGTGCAATATCCGGGGACTGCTTGTCCACCAGAATGCCGATGCGAAGAAGCTCGGTCAGGTTCCAGCCCAGCTTTTCAGCACCGATGCGGTTGAACACATCGTGGACAATCTGCTGATAGTTTGGCCGGTAATCGGTGGTGACCTCGCCGGCAATAAAGAGCTGACTCTTTTTCAGCAGACACTCAATCGCCACACGGGCGTTCCTGTCATGCTGAAGAATGTCGGTCACAATGGCATCTGCAATCTGGTCACAGATCTTATCGGGATGGCCATTGCTGACCTGTTCACAGGTGATAATCTTACTCATGTTCTGTCCTCTCTTTCATGTATCACAAAGCAGGCCGTTTTTGCCCTTGCCCACAAATAGGCTCCCACAAAGACTGCCTGCCCTGTCTCTGTTCATGGTTTCCGTTCATTCTCTTACTTCCCTTTCTTCTTCTCAACTCATGTAGCATGTAGCAACCATGTAGCTGAATTTTATATAAGAAAGCTATAAAAGAAAGTAATAATAAAAAAGGTTATGAAATCTCGGCTACAAACCAGCTACATGCTACAAAGCACCCAAAATCAGACAGAATAGGTCACAAAAGACTGTCCTTTGGCTTATATGCATCCTGTACCGTCAGGTCTTCCGCTCCAGCTTCTACTTCCTTGAACTTGCAGTCCATGATCAGCGTAGTCTGTCCGCCACCGCCTTTGGGGCGCTTTCGGACCACTTTGAAATGCACGCCGATAGCATTTTTAAAGTTCTTCTGATTCTCTGAGGAATACCCGTTCTCCTCACACCACTTTGTGTACAGCTGGTATGCTGCTGCCGTCCGAAGTTCCGACCCATCCTCTTTTTCAAGCCACGCCTCAATGAACTGCCCGATCCGATCAGAATCATCCTTGTAATCTTCCGTGGCTTTCGTGACAGCCTGCGGAAGTTCCAAACCCCGCTGGCAGAACTTTTTGTACCCTTCCAGACACCAGTTAAAAATACCTGACAGGTTCTCTGGCTTCGCAAACTGCCCCTTCAGCCCCTGGTCCTGTTCTCCCTCTTCAAAGTGACGGTTAAACGGGATGATCTTCAGTCGGCCGGATTGGAACAAGGTCATATCATTGACATTAGGCAGGTAGTTCGTATTGATAAAAATCTTGAACACCGGCACAAAATCAAAGCTGTTCTCATTTAGGAATCGGGCGTTGATGGTATCGTTGCCGGTCATTCTTTTTACGAGAGCTGCATTAAATGTGATCTTCTTCTCCGGCTCAGAGATATTTACAAATCTGGAGCCGACCAGACGAGCCACTTCTTCCGAAGGTCCGCCTGTGTTCCCACCACGGAATTTAGCTGCCAGCATATCCGGATTCGATGTCTTTCCATAGTCGCCCATGATCTTCAGGAAGGTTTCCATTGCAGTGCCTTTGCCGTTTCGGGAAGTGGCACCGTAAAGGATAAACATACACTCCTGCGAGGTATCTCCTGTCAGGGCGTATCCCAAAGAACGTTGAAGGAAGTCTGCCAGATCTGCATCTCCACACATGACCTCCTTGATAAACGAGTGCCAGCGTGGACAGTCTGCTTCCGGGTCGTAAGTAATACCGGATTCCATTGTGAGATAATCCTCCGGCCGATGCTCCCTGAATTCCAGTGTCCGCATATCCAGCGTTCCATTTTTGCAGTTGAAGAAATACTTGTTCCTGTCAAATGCCTGCATGGAGATCGGATACACGGACATGGCATCTCTTAGCATTGTTTCCCGATTCTTACGCAGCTGCAGTTTTCGGACACGGTCGATGAACCGCTTCCTGGCATCCTCTTCGGTGATCGTCAAAGCAAACACATACAGCTTGTCAGCCAGTAGCTTTGCCAGTTCCGATACCTTGAGATTGCCTTTGTCCGGCCGCCAGACAGATCCGTCATAGACATACCAGCCTTTACGTTCACTGTTGTACCGGGCAATCTGCTTGAAATAATCCGCAAACATATTGCCCATGCCAATCTCATTTCTGCCATACCGGGCATTTGTGTGCGGTGCCATTTCTTCCAGCGTGATCGTGATCTTGGTAAGATCCGGCTGGAATTCGATATAGTCATCCTCATCCAGCTTGGAAAACTCTTCATCCACGATATCCTGTGCGTTGACCGGCATGTAGACGGCCGCACAGGTATTGACCGTATTGCGGATAGAGATCGCGCCGTAGGTCGAACCAGCCTGTTTTCTGTCCCACTTGTCACGCATCAGACCGGAAGTACGGAAGATACGGTCCATCTGCTCCTCATCGCAGCCGCACCAGAATGCCAGAATAGACAGCAATGCCATATCTGCATCCGACTGGCTGCCATAGAGGTCTTCCCAGTCACCGGCGAAGAGTTTTTTGAACTTTTCCGAGTTGCTGGCTTCATTGGCGTGCGCGATGACAGCCTCATCGTCCAGGTACGAATGGTGCTGGAAATGAGTCTGCTGCACCTGCTTGTTTCGCTTCATCAGCGTGTCCAACAGTGTCGTCATTGCAGTTTCATCGTTCGGGATCTCCCCTGTGCGGTAAACATCTCCCGTTACGGTGACAAAGCGGTTTGTTGCACCGGGCATATACACTTCCAGCCCTTTGCTTCGGTTGTTGATGTAGTAGACCGTCTTGTCGTAGATGTAGTCTTCCGGCACACAAAAGAAACCTCGCAATCCTTTCCCGGATGGAGATTTTTCCACGTAAGCCGTAGAAAAGATGGAAAGGACGGTATCCGCCGTATCGTTCAGCGTACCGTCCTCCCGGATACAATGGTCGATATCAAAAGCTCCGATTCCGTTGCCAACAGCAATACCGATACCGTCATAGCCGCCCATTGCATAAGTGACAAGGGTATTCTTGAAATCTGAGAATGTACGCAGGTCATTGATCCTTGCCCGTTCCCCCGTTGCCGGGTTAAATGGCATCTTGGTCTTCTGGCCATTGCGCTTTTCAAACTTCCAGACACAGAAACTGCAGGTCGTTTTCAGCTTGCCCGGAATGTTCTTGATGTCCATCATGCCTGCGCCTCCCTTCCCATGCAAGCCTGCATCGCAAACTGCTTTTTAACAGCAGCTTCGATCTCCTGCTTTTTCTTGGCCGAGGTCACACGGCAGAGCCGGTTGCACAGGACCATCTTGTCAATGGTCGTGATCTGCTCCACCAGCAGAATGGATTCTTCCAGTCCCTCATCCCGGAGCATTTCGCAGTCTCTCCCGGTGACCGGAATGTGTACCGGCAGCTCCAGCTTCTTCAGCTTGGAACTCATCGGAATCACCGTGATAATCGGAGAATTGCGGTTTGCCATATCGTTGCTGATAACCAGCACCGGGCGGTTTCCGCTCTGCACCGAAGTACCATAATGATTCCCCAGTTCTGCAAACCAGATTTCATACTGCTTCGGTATCTTTGGTACCGGCCATCTGGTAAGCGGCATCTCCTGAATCGGCACTCTATTAGGTGCCGGCTGACAGGAGGCTACTGCCCTTTTCTTGGTCTTCCCTCGCTGATTGATGTATTTATTAACATGGATCTTCCGTCCATGTGCTGCTGACCGGGCATTCTTTTTCTTTCTCCCCATTGGGATCTCACCTCCAGTTTGATAGCAAAAAGGCCGCCGAAGATGGAATCCTCATAGCGGCCGTAAATGTAAAAAGGCATAAAAATACCGGATGCTTTCCAGTATCTTTATGCCTTTGTTTTCCTATTTTCCTAGTTTAAAGTATAGCAAAAAACCGATGTACAGTTAAGAAGGAAAAGTTCAAAAACGGTTCGTTTCCGTTCGTAAAGTTCAGTTTTTGCAGAACTTTTTTTCCAGCTGCCGCATCTGCTCCTTGCTGGAGAAAAGCTCTTCTGAAAACTGCTGCAGCCCGATTTTTTTATGATAAAAGACGGCTGTTTTTCCCATATGCTTTCCATTCTCAAATTCGACCGCTTTCAGCGGAATCCGGTCCAGACAGTGCTGTCTCACAACGATCTGTGCCTTACTGTCTCTGATCCGAAACACCGCTGCATCAGCCAGCTCAAGCCACTCTCTTACCGCTGTATACCTTGCAAGACTTTCTTCTGCCTGCCGGTCATACATTTCCTTTTCACCCGGATATTTAGAATCCGCAGCCATTTCAAGATCCCGCCTCCACTGCACTTGCGTTTCCTCCGCCAGCGTTTTTACCCTGCTGTATTTCTGGCAGACTTCTTTTGCAAAATCCAGCATGTCCTCTGCTGTTTCCTGTTTCATATTCCGTATCACCTCCTCTGATAGCGGCCAATTGTGTCGGCCATTCCAATAAGGGCATTTTCTTTCTCCCGGACTACCGTTCTCCGGGTCAGCAATTTCCCTTCCGCCCCCGTAATCTCCGACTGCTTCTTCCCATCCACAAACAACTGCTCCGCCACAAGCCGGGTCTGGCCGCGCAGACTGCGAAGCCCGATCTCAAAGAGTTCGATCTGCTCACAAACTTCATAGTAAGGCTCCAGAAACTGCTCCGTGCGCTGTGTCTGCACTTCCCGGTTCATGGATGCCAGCACCTTATCGCAATTAAGGACCGTGCGTTCCACTGGGTTCGACAAGCCGCTTGTCTGTACCCGCTCGGATTCCTCATGTGCGCCCTGTGACAGTTTATAGATGATCTCTTCTTTCGTGTAAAACCACGATTTGGATTCTTCATACTGCTGTCGGAGCAGTTCCCGCCTGCGGATCAAACAGCGGTAGGAATCGGCCAGTTTTTTGACCAGCTCCAGACAATCCACCTGTTCAGGTTTTGCGGCAGATGCCACATTCTTTTCCTCAGCCATTGTTCGTCCTCCTTCCTGACCGATCCGATTGGTACTTAGCTTGGTGCTTTCCCGGCGGCTTTCTTCTTTCTCCGCTTGGCTGCTTCCTGATGCACCCGTTCCTTCACCCCTTCGATCAGCCGGTCCGCATCCAAATCCGTAAGCGTCTCATACCACGGAGAGTGAAAGAATCGCTCCAATCTTTCTTTCTCGTGCATCGCATCCTGGTTCCTTGGATTGACATCCAGCCGGTGAAGCGCCCACTTATAATCCTTGACCGCCTGCAGAATGATGGCATTTGCCAGATTCTCATAGCCGGCAGTATTTTCACTGACAGCAACTTTTGCAGCACTTCTTACTCTGCTCATTTTTCAACGCCTCCCATCCTGTCATACCAGGGTGCCGGCACCTTCTCCGGAGCAGTTCCGTACTTGAAAACATAGATCGTGTGCCACGCAGTCTCATATAAAAGATCCAGCAAACGGCGGTTTGCTTCCGGCAGTTCATTTGCTTTCTTGATGAACTGTTCGATAAAGTGCTCCCGGTTCGTGTTCCCCAGATTCTGGCTCTTATCCCTTGCAATGACCGCCTCTGCGAACTGAAAACAGATCTTTTTGTACTGCTGGACACAGTTGTATTTCCACGTGACTGCATCCAACAGGATCTTTCGTTTCCCATCCGGGGTGAGCTTGGGCATATTCTGGATCTTGGATTTCTGATACAGTTCCATAGCCTGTTCTTCCTTACAGAATTCCTGCTGCATCCAGAGCTCACTTGCCCGGATATGGCACATCAGAAGTTCCACTTCATGCTCATAGGCTTCCTTCATGAGAAGATCACGGTTCATCCGCAGGTCTGCTGCCCTGCGGATTGGGTTCGCACCAAAGAGCTCACAAAGAAGTCCCTTTTCGCCAATCGGCCGAAACATTGCCCAGGGGATGAAGAATCCCTCCTCATCTCTTTTGGCTTTCATTGCCGTTACCGGCTTGGACTTTTTATAACGATAATCGCTCTCCTCTGCCGGACGGCGGTCCTCTGCATTCAAAAACAGATACTTTTTCATATTCTCTCCTATCTCCCCAGCTGTGCCTTGACCGCTGAGATCAGTTTTTCCTGTGTCATGTCCTTCTGCTCCAAAGCCGCCATGACATCCTCGTCCACCGTGTCCTTGGTGATGATATGGTGGATGGTGACCACATCCGTCTGCCCCTGTCGCCAGAGTCTGGCATTGGTCTGCTGATACAATTCCAGGCTCCATGTCAATCCAAACCAGATCAGGATGTGTCCGCCTTGCTGGATGTTCAAACCGTGTCCGGCCGATGCAGGGTGAATCAGGGCAACCGGGATGTTCCCGGCATTCCAGTCCCTGATGTCGGTGCTGCTCTTGATATCCCGTACCGGAATCCTCTGCTTTGCCAGATGCTCCATGATGCGCTGGCGGTCATGCTTGAACCAGTACGCCACCAGAACAGGCTGCCCGTTGGCGGCTTCGATCAGGTCTTCCAACGCCTCCAGCTTATGGTCATGGATGATGCGGGCTTTTCCGTTCTCATCGTAGACAGCACCATTGCTCATCTGCAACAGCTTTCCTGTCAGTGATGCGGCATTGGCAGCATCTATGTCACCATCTTTCAGCGGGATCAACAGGTCCTTCCGAAGCATATCGTAGAGTTTTCGCTCCGGTGCGCTCATCTCCACCTCGTACCGACTTGGAATGCAGTCTGGCATATGAATGTAATCCAGTGCTTTCATGGAAATCGTGATATCCGAGATCCTCTGGTAGATCAGCTCCTCTGCTCCTTCTCTGGGCTTGTATTGGAACACAACACCCGTGGAAGGATTCATGGAAGAAGCCTTGAAATAAGCTTCCCGGTACCGGCCGATGAATTTGCCAAGCCGCTCCCCGCCATCCAGAATCCCGATCTCCGCCCAAAGATCCATGAGACCATTGGAAGAAGGGGTGCCGGTCAATCCGACCCATCGTTTCACATACGGGCGGACTTTCCGCAGGAATTTAAAACGCTGGGACTGGTAGTTCTTGAACGATGACAGCTCATCGATCACGACCATGCCAAAATCCCAGCGCATTCCGTTTTTCTCATAATACTCCACCAGCCATTTGATATTTTCACGGTTGATGACATAGATCATCGCCGGATGGTGGAGTGCTGCAATTCGGGTCTTTGTATCACCTACGATGACAGAAATATCCAGACCTTGCAGATGATCCCACTTTTCGATCTCTGCCGGCCACGTATCACGAGCCACACGCAGCGGCGCAATGATCAGAACCTTGCTGACCTCGAAGGTCTCCAGCATAAGGTCTTTGATGGCTGTCAATGTGATAACGGTCTTTCCTTAACCCAAGCCCATATCCAGAAAAAGGGCTGCGACCGGGTGTGTTTTGATATACTCCGTACAGTAGCTCTGATAATCATGTGGAATGAACTTCATTTGGGCATCACCTCCTCCCCGGCATCCTGTGCCCGTGTTTCCAGCTCCTCGCTTTGTGTATTTCCTTGTGGCAGCGTAACTTCCGGCATCTCCGGAATCTTCGCCCCGATTCCTTGGGGGATAGGCTCGCCCGGTTTCCAGCAAATCAACGCATGGATAGCAGGCTGGATCTGTTCCGGGCGGTCTACGCAGAATACCGGGAAGCCCAGTGCCTCCAGCTGCAGTCTGCGTTTTCTCTGAAGGATACGCATCTGCTTGCCGGGAGCTTTCAGTTCCACAAAAGCACACTTGCCGCCGAGCAGCAAAACCAGTCGATCCGGCACACCGTTCATGCTCTGACTGGTGAATTTAAGGGCCTGCCCACCGGCGGCTCTGACTGCTTCCACAAACTGCTTTTCGACTTCATTCTCCCTCATCCGGCTTCGCCTCCTCTGCCCGCCAGACACCGATGCGTGGACGTTTCTTTTCCTGGCATTCCCTTTTCGGGCGTTTCCTTTTCTGGTGCTTCTTCCTGCACTCTTCCCGAACCACATTGCCGATGGCTTCATTGGCAGTCGGGTCCGGGTGGCTGTGGCTGACTTTCCTGTTCGGAGATCCTTCCTCTTTGTGTTCTGTGATCCAGTGAATGACATCTTCCATACCGTCACCTCACTGATTGATCTGCTTCCACTGCTGCGGCTCCATCGTGGCAACCTGCCAGCCGATGCCCTCCAGTGTGGTAGCACGGTCATAGGAAACAACATCCTGCGATGCACGGGTCACCGCATTGGACAGACCGTACAGAGAAAGGTCTCCGCCTTCAATGAGGTACTTGAGGATACCTTCCTGTTCCTCGGCATTGATGCCATAGCTCTGGGCAGTCAGCTGCACCACATCCTGTACCCTGCCGGTGATCGGCACTGCCATAGATTCCTGCAGGCGGCCGACCACCTGGGAAAAGCGAGCCTCATCAATGGCAGCCATCGTGGTATCGCGGAGTTTCAGCAGGAATGCCTTGTCCTCTGCTTCCATCGTCTCATCCGAATACAGGGCAAAGCTGTCCTCCACTGCTTTTGCCTGCCGGCCCACATGATGACGGCGTTCGCCCATGTCATTGACCACCATGCCGTTGGTGCAGACCAGACGGTATACCAGCGGCTGAATCGACACAGCTCCCAGACCGACCTCGGAGTTGGAGATCATCACGCCAGCCTTGACGATGTCGCCCTTGCGGACTTCCATCTCCAGACGGTGATTGACCACCTTGAGGTACAGACGGTTCTCCGTCACCTCGCAGGACATGACCTCGTACTGGTCATTGCCTGCAAACAGCGGCAGGACAGCTGTGGCAATCTCCATGTTGTCGATACGGCGATAGCGTTCCGACAGCAGCGCACGGGCTACCTGTCCGGCACCGTAATCCATAGAGCGGACCATGTAAGAGCTGGGCTTGTCCGCAAACCAGCTGTTCACATTCTCTGCCAGCAGTTCCGGCTTTTCTTTCTGCATGAGATCATAGTATTTGGCCGGGATACCCAGTGCTGATGCCACCTGACGATGGAACAGCGAGGTCGTACCAAACACCTCCTGCTGGCTGGTTGTAAGATGATTGATCTCGAAGGTGTGTCCATCTTCCCGGAGGCGTATTCCCTGCGCCGGGCTGATAAAATCCTGCTTGGCCTGATTCTGACGGTTCAGTTCGACCAGGACTTCCTGCAAATTTCTTCCTGTTTTCATAGCAATTTTCCTCTCTATCTCTGCGGCGCATATTTATACGCCCGTTTATGCGTCCGTGTCCTTCCGACAAAAACGCCGTGTTTTTATAACTACAAGTGCTTATAATTCCCGGTTGATCATCTGCCGGATGATCCGAATGGCTCCCTGCATACGCCTGCGGTTCAGCCGGGTATCTTGCAGGAGTGTGTCCAGAGCATCCACCTCGTCCCGGATGTCACAGAGGACCGACCGCTGATGGTCAGCCAGGCGTTCATTCTCCTGTTCCATGCGGTCGTACTCTTTTTCGTAACCATCGATATCCTGCACATTGGTTTCGATGTACTCCTCAATCTCCCGGCGAAGTTCCTCTCCGGCATAGTCCTGCACCGCATCCAGCAGATCCCGGATGCCAAAGGGTGTCAGGAGTTTTCCGTCCTTCATTTTCAGAACATGAGGCATCTTGCTCCCCCTTTAATCCTTGAAGTAGTAGCTGCCCTTATATCCGGCAGCATTCAGAGGAAGCTCCTTGCACCACTCCGGGTTAACGGACATCAGCTTGCAGACCTCATCCACCGTGTACCGATCCTTGGGTGCTTCGATGATGACTTCATCGTGAACATGACCGACGATATTCAGGCCATAGTCTTCCATCCGGGCCATTGCTTCTGCCAGAATGTCACGGGCAATCGCCTGTGTCGCATTCTCCACCAGCCGGCCGGAGTAGGTTTCCTGTCTGGCCCATTTGTGGTTCTGCCCTACTCCTTCATAGGTCAGGCTCATGCGACCGAAGCGGTTCGGCTGCAGTCTCGGCTTCAGATACGCCAGCTTTCTGCCAGAAGGAAGCAGCATCCAAAGCGTACCGGAATAAAACTCGAACGCCAGCTTGCCGATCTCCTGTCGCTTTCCGGTCTTAAATGCCTGCGTTGCCGCCTTTTCCACATCCCACCAATACTGGACGATCTTCGGATTGGCTTCCCGCCAGGAATCGATGATCTCCGGCAGTTCCTCTTCTTTCAGACCCATCTGCAGCGCACCCATGCTGATGAGTGCGCCGGAAGAACCACCATAGCCGCAGGCCAGCTCCGCCACCTTTCCTTTCTGCCGAAGTTCCCCATTGATGCCGTGCTTCACTACTGGCACATGAAACATCTGGCTGGCAGAGGCACAGTAGATGTCCTTCCCTTCCAGAAAGGCTTCCAACCGCCAGTCCTCCCCGGCTTCCCATGCAAGCACACGGGCTTCGATAGCGGAGAAGTCGGCCACGATGAACTCGCAGCCCTCTCTTGGAATCAACATCGTTCGAATCAGCTGGGAAAGCACATCCGGGGTATTGCCATAGATGGCCTCGACCATATCAAAGCACCCCAGCTTCACCAGTTCCCTCGCCTCATCCAGCGTGGAAATATGGTTCTGCGGCAGATTCTGCAACTGGATATTCCGGCCGGAATACCGACCTGTGCGGCTGGCCCCATAGAACTGGAACAGACCTCTGGCTCTGCCATCTGAGCAGACACAGCGTTCTGCCGCCTGGTATTTCTTCACAGAACTTTTCGCCATCTGAAGCCGGAGCTTCAGCATATCCATTGCCTCAGCATCCACTCCGTTCTTGTCCAGTTCATCAATCATCTGTGCTACATCCTTTTTTCCGAGCGTGTCCATCGGGATGCCACGCTCATCCAGCCATGACTTCAGCTGTGACACAGAGTTGGGATTCTCAAGCCCTGTCAGTTCGTAGGCTTTCTTGCTCATAGCATCTGAGAGCATCAGATCACAGGCAATGGCCTGCTGCACCAGTTCCGTATCAATCTTTACGCCCCGGTCATTGATACGCTCATTGACCCGGTAATGCTTCCACTCCTGCTCCGGCATCGGGAATTTCTTCAGCCGCTTATAAATGTCCACCTCGGTGTTGACATCCTGAATGCAGTAATACTTAAACTTCTCCCAGTCTGCCGGGTAATGCTCCGGAAGATTCCGGGTACGCATTCCATTGCTTTTCGTCGGCTTACAGGGCATGGAAAACAGCTTGATCAGCCGCTCGCCTTCCTTGTCTTTCTGCTGGCTGGACTTCAACACCGCACCCACATCTTTCAGCGCCATTGGCAGAGTCAACGATGCCGCCATAACCATCGTGCAGATCCAGTTGTCTGGCAACAGGAACTCTCCGGGTTTCAGATACTGTCCGGGATAGTGCCGGTTCAGATGCACCGAGAAGCACACCCGTTCAAAAGACGCATTGTGGGCGATCAGCCGCACACTTCCAGACTGGAAATCCTCCAACAGCTCTTTCGGGAGCGGTTCTCCCGATGCAAGGTCTGCACACCTGGTCTCGCCAAAACCGTCCCCTTCATCGGTTGCCCAAGCGACCAGCAGGATCTCAAAGCTGGGATCTGTGGCATAGCGGTACAGGCCGCATTTTCCGATGTCCACCTCGCTGTAGGTCTCAATATCAATCAGCGTTTCTTTCAAATATCTCACCTCTATTCGATGTAAAAAGCCGGAGGACACTCTGGCATCCCCCGGCACGGTTACTTATCTGTTTTTCTCTTAGCGAAGGTAATCCGGCAGTTCCTCACCGGCATCGCCGCCCAGAACATCCTCATCGTCCAGCGCGTCAAAATCAGACTCTGCCGATGCCTTGCCGGACAGACGGTCACCATCCTTGACGAACTGTACGTTCCCCAAGCCGGCAGCCACACCGCGGTTGCCATTGGCGTTAAAAGCGTAGAAGTTCACACTGACGTTGCAGTAGCAGCCGGAGTAGACCATCATCGGGTCTGTCACAGGCTGGACATGACGATCCACGACCTGCGGTGCATCCTTGCTGGATGCATTCACAAAGAAATGCTCCTGATAGTTCTCGTCGTCCGGGCGGTCGATGTCACCGTCACGCAGAGGCAGCTTCAGGTTCGGCGGGATCTTACCGCCCCACTTACGGGTCTTGCCATCCTCCTTGGCTGCCTCCACTGCCTTGTGGATCGCCAGCAGGGTCTTCTTGTCCTCCTTCGGGATCAGGCAGGAAACGGAATATTTAGCCTCGCCGCCGTTGATGCTCTTTGCTTCAAAAATGTTTGCGAAAGAGATACGGCATGGAATCACGACCTTAGTTGCACTGGAAATCTTGTTAGCCATAATAAAAATCCTCCATCAATCTGTTTTTGTGTATTGCTGCTGCCCTCAGTCGAGGACAGCAAATTCATCTTCCGCAGTCTGCAGATCGACTGCTTCTCTGGGGTCCGAATCCGGGACAAGTGCCAGCTTACCGGGCGGCTTGACCACATACTCCCCCAGAATCTCCTGGAACTTTTTCTTCCCCATGAGCTTTTCAAAGGCTGTCAGGGAAATCAGCTCCGTCTTATAAATATCGGTATATCCGGCCTTCTCTGCCGCGACCACCACCGATTTCGTATCAAGGAACTGCCGCTTGCTCCTGCCTTCGACCACCTTATACCCATCCCAACTGACACCATGATTGATGGCCTCGGAACTGACATAGGCAAAGATAGCTTCGATCCAGGATTCGATACGGTTCAGGGTCGGCAGCATCTTCTCAATGTCTGTCTTGGAAAGCAGTGCCGGGGATTTAAAGGTCGGCACGGAGGTGTCCGGGTCAAAGGATGCTGTTGCATCTGTTTCCTCGGTTTCATCCTCCAGCACGCCGGCATCCAGATCCAGAAATTCTTCTTTCACCAGAGCCATCGCTTCATCGGCACAGGCTTTGCAGGAAGTTCTGGCACGGCAGAACCGGCACCAGTCCCCGGGAACCTGCTCGCCTTTTCCTTCAAAGGCCAGCTTTGCCCTCGGTCTGACATAGGTCTCTGCCCAGTCCAGCAGTTCCTCCACACTGCATTCAAACGTTGAGATATTTTCCAGTCTCGGCTGGATAATGGTCATGGACACCTTTTTGATGCTGTACAGATATCCATAGGCGTGGTAAGCACCCAGGGCATACAGCATCATCTGCGGATTATGGTCACAGTTTACGAACACGCCCTTGCCGTTCTTATAGTCCATGACATACAGCGTCCCATCTGCGATGATCACGCAGTCGCCGGTACCAAAGCCAGATGGAACCAGGTAGCTGTAATCCAGCCGCTCCTCCACCATGACCAGCGGATGCGGACAGGTCTCCTTGATGCGTTCCACCGTGGAAATGATGAACTCCGCATAGATATCCGTGTTCGTTTCCATCTCCTCATCCTCATATTCAGAGGTTGGGCGCTTCACCCGTTCATGCAGATATTTCCGCAGCTTGTACTCGCCCAGCGCATGGGCGGCAGTTCCCTCCTCGGCATACACCGAGGATTCATTTGGAAAGTTCTGCTCCAGCCTTGCAGATGGCGTACAGTTCAGCCACCTCTTCGAGCTGGAAGCAGAAAGGATTGCATGTACTTCCGGCATGATGACCTCCCTTAAATCTGGGAGACATCTGCCAGAAATGCTTCGTACTTCTCAGCAGGCAGGTCAGACAGCTGGGCCACACCGTAGGTCTTCAGAAGCTGACCGATCTTCTCGTTGTTATCACGCTTCTTCTTGATCTTCGCCACAATGACCGCCGTGATCTCGTCCTTGGTGATCGTCACTGCAGGCGGCATTTCCTCTTTGGCAGTAGGTGTGTCCTTGCCAGCGGTTTTATCGGACGGTGCCTCTTTCTGACCGGTATTTTCTGCCCACGGCAGCGCATCCGCATCATCCACCGGATGCTCGCTCTCTGCGGTTTCTGAACTCTCGGAGTTCACAGCTTCCTCTGCCTCGCCAGAATCTTCTACCACAGGCACCTCTGCGGTTTCCTCGATGGCCGAAGTAGCCGCCTCTTCCACCTTTTTGGTTTTCTTGACCGGCTTCTTACGGGGATGCGAAACCGCCGGGCCTTTCTTTTCTGTTACAGGCAGTACCGGCTGCTCTGCCACCGGAAGCTCCAGCTCGTCCTCCGTCTTTGCATTTGCCGCCAGCATATCCAGCTGCTCGGATACGCCGGCAAACATCTGCGCCAGACCTTCAAAGACCTCGACCAGACCGTCCACGACTTTTTTCGGAGCGTTCAAAGCATTCAGTTCGTCCATCATGCGTTTACCTCCTCTCCGGTTTCTTCCTCATCCCCCCACAGGTCATCCAGATAATCGGCCTGTGCCTTCAGAACTGCCAGAATGACCTTCTCACACAGACCGGTTTCCTTGTGGATGCGATCCAGCATCTCATCAAAGTCGATATCCTCTGCCTGGTCGTCTGCTTCAGCATCCGGCTCCTGTCCGAAACCGTAGTTGTACGAGATCATACGCTCATCCATGTGGAGGTGCAGGTTCCCAATGTTGAGCGAAAGGAACGGAACACCAGACGGGTGCGCTGGCATCGGCTTGTCCTGCTTCTGAGTTTCCTTTTCTTCCCCTGCCCTGGCAGGAAGCGGAACCTTTACCACCTTGGCGTCCTTCAGCATCTCGCTGATCATTTCCTCCAGAGTCATGCTCTTCTCATTCTTATTCTCCATTGTCTTTCTCACTTTCTGCAGCTTCCTGCTGCTCTTCGGTTTTATCTTCCATTGGTATGTGATACTGCTCGGAAAGTCTCTTCAAAAGCAGTTCGACCATGCGTCCCGGCTCCGGGAGGTTGCAAACAGGCTTCTTCAGCTCATGTGCTCTCTTGATCTCCGCCGCCATCCCCTCGGATATGGTTTCGCCGAACACCCACACTTCATCCGCTGCTTCCAGCCACTCCATTCCGAATCGGATTCCTGTCGCACGCTCCTGTGCGTCCTCATCCTTTAAGAACTGAGTAAAATACAGATGCGGAGCCAGTGGCAGAACTCCCATTGTGGCCAGAATTCTGCAGGCCGTCTTTGCCCTCTGGATGTTTGCCTCCAGCTGTGCCTTCCTGCACGGCGGGTCATTTGCTGTCGGTTGGTACGGCGAGCAGATAAAAATCTTCTTCGGTGCCGATGCCAGCGGGAAACCGCCGGGCGGACGAGCCTCCTTAGAACCCTCTATCTTGGCGGTTACATTCGCCTTATTCATGCTTTTTGCATTCATAGGTTTTTCCTCCTATCGATGTACTTGAGAGGTGGCCCTCTCATAAAGACCACCGTTTTGGGGCAAAAGTTAAGTAGTTCTTCAAAAACTTTTTCTCATTTTTTTGAGAGCACCCTTCATCGCATAATGGACAGCCGGTTTTGTTATCCCCAGCTCCTCTGCAATCTCCTGCAGCGTCATACCTTTATAGAAGTAAAGCTGGATCACCTCGGTCTGACGCTCTGTGAGGTTGCTCATGGCAGCGTACAGACGGCGAAGTTCCCTGTCTGCCAGCATCTCGGCATTGTCTTCATCCAGAAAATCCACCATAACGGCCACAGACCAGTCGGAGCCGTCACATTCCAGGGAAACATTTTCTGAATCTGCCACACGCTTATTCAGGTTGTGCTCCATCCGACGCTCGCCTTCCATCAGCAGACGGACACTCCACTCAACATCCTCGAATGTTTCGGCCGAGATCACCTCGTAGGACCCATCCGTAAAGTCATAACGGTAATCGTTACAGCGATCCACCGCCATAACGGTATGTGAGCCATCCACCTCGTACACCGCATATCCGTTCTCATAAGCCGTCAGCTTCGCACCATTTACCATTGTCTGCGCCACTGCTACCGGCTCTTTTTCCATAAGGGTCTTAAAGGTCGGGAGCTTCTTTTCCACCACGGTGTCAATCTTTGTCTTCAGCTCGCGCAGGGTGATATGTGCGTTGAGAGCCACCTGCTCTGCAGCCTGTGCCGCGCTTGCTGCCATCTGGCTGACTGCTACCTGCGGTTGATGGATCTCCATCACACCTACTCCACCGTTGATTGCTACTGCTCCAGTCATCATGTTCATCATTGTTTTGTCCTTTCCCCCGGACTTCTGGGAGGGAAGGATACTGAAAGCTCTGGCTTTGAAGAACATACATGGCAGATTCGCCGCATCCTCATGAAACGGACAGACTCTGCGGTCAAAAGGCGCAAAAAGCCCGGTTCTAAAGAAGGTTAGAATGATCCCATGTTCAGTCCTCCAGCTCCAGCAAATAGCTCTGCTGTGCTGTCAGATTGCTTATGGTATCCTTCGCCTGCTCTAGAATCGGGCTTACGATATTTTTTTATTTGTCCGAGGTACTGCCGACAGGTGCTTTCGTTTTGGCTCTGTGGGCTTGTCCCTTGAACTGACTATATGATAACAGGATGAGCAGGGAACCACCTCCCCTGCAAATAGGAATCCAGCTCTCAAAAATCCACATATTTGTAGATTTTTCTATCGAGCTTCTAAAAATGGGCAAAAAAAATCCACACCGCCGTTTTTTCTCGACCGTGTGGATCATATTGCCATCTTTAATGCTTCGTTCTGTGCCATCATACGCGCCATCTTCAGCAGCATCTCCTTGTTCTCTGCATTCAATCCTGAGAACAGCTTGCTCATCTCATCATCTTCTGGCTCTGTATGTACCTGCACCCGCTCCGGCATCAATGAGTCAACCGGAACCTCCAAATTCTCTGCTATGTCGATGAGAGTTTGAACTCCCATCTCGACTTCACCTTTTTCGTATCGGGAAATGACCTTGTTGCTGCAGCTTCCGCCCATTTCCTCTGCAAACTGCTCCTGGGTCAGTTTCGCCGCCTTTCGTGCTTTCTTTATGTTCTCGCCAATGATTTTCTGATCCGATTTCCAGACTTTCGCCAACAAGGTCACCTCCTTCCTCTTTCGTGCTTCTACTTCATAATATCCTGTTTGTGTCTTTTTTGACATCGAAACAGATTGCGTATTTCGCGCTGAAATCTGCAATTTCACTACAGGTTTTTGTCAGAATTATGTACATTAACGATTCTGCTGTGATTTTTACTCCTAGAGAACAAAAAAGCCGGAACAGACAGAATGACACACTTATCCCTTGGTTGTATAGCATTGCTATATCCTAAATATTATCCAAGTTGTAAGTATGTAATCCTGTCTGCTCCGGCTCCACTCTTTGTGGTTTCCAAGCCACATGGTATTGCTCACAAGCAGCAGTGAAATGCACAGATGTGCTAAATATAAATCTGGTTTCCTCTGATATTCAGTGCGATTAAGGCTCATGCCTGCGCAATAATTGATAGGGCTTCTCTACCTTCTATTGCGGCCGCACTGCAGGGTCACCTAGAATATCTGCTATTAAAAAATTCTATCTTTTATCTCTTTGTGACGTCTCATTTTCCCCCGATGTCCATGTATAGGATCATGCACCTTGAGAATAAATTCCCGCATGGATATGCTACAATTTTTCGTAACAAGGCGAACATCACCATCGCCAGTTTGGCACTTGCAGAATAATTGTCCATCTTCATTTCTAATCTCATATTCACTTGCCATAGACTGTCCTCCTATTCTGGATCATCAATGTCATCATCCCACCAAGCAGCATCATCTGTCTCCTTTTCTTCCGGCTCTGGTAGTGGGGTAAATACTGACTCACATTTTGCCTCACCAATCCAAGGAACCATAAATTCATCATCTACGTCTCCTGTTTCCAAATTGATGAGAATAATTGTTACTTCAATTTTCAAATAGCATTGTTCAAGCCTCTTCTGAATCTCACAGAACGCCTCGCTATCGTTAACTACTATTGATACTCGATCATATTTATACTGATAATCAGCAAAAAGTCCAGCAACCCTCGACAATCGTCTCATAACATTCATTGCTTTCATCGCACCAATATGTGCGTTTACTCCGTGAGGTGGAGTTTGCACTCTACAAAATTCAAACCCCCAAATGCCATCTCCCCTCGGAATAGCATCGGTTTTGAGTTCCATATCAAAGACGAAACCTCCTGCAATCGTCCTATGATATTCCGGCTCTAAACGAGCCACACTATATCCCCTGTTTAAAAGCGCCTTGATAATAATATCCTCATAGACACTTTCTATCTCCGTGCCATGAGCCAATCGATTCCGCATATTCCCCGACGAGCACATTCCATGTGCCTGCATCAGCATCTCAAACGTAATCCCACAATTCTTATCAGCGTGCGCCGCAATGTCTGCAATTAAACTATCCGAATTTGCACCCGCTGTTTTTTTGTTCACAATTCTGGATAGAGTCGAAGCGTTTACACCAATTTCCTCTGCAAACTGCCTCATACTCCGCTCAGGTCCCTTAGCTCTAACAACATACTCTGCCAGCAGATCCTTATCGGGTGGTTTTATCCGGCTGTACTGTGTTGCCAAGTTCCTATAGATTATATTTAATGGTAGCCCCTGACGAAGTGCCTCCTGGACGTTCTCCGGGTACCGGCTGATTTCTTCTTCGCTCAGAGCCACTTTCTTCTGGTCATCCATCTTATCGCCTCCAATCGCTCATGTTGCATCTGTTGCGTACATTTATTATATGCAACAGATAATATCTTGTCAATAGGTCACGCAAAATTTATTGCATATTGTTGCCTTGTGTTGCGTATCATGTTTTTGATGCATCACCAACAACTTATCTTCATATTAAAATCTTTTGCTATCACCTCTTGACTTATACAACCTTCTATTGTATTATAGGAACAGAAGTTCACGAACTGTTGTTCTTAGTATATAGGAACAGTTGTTCCTTGTCAAGTAGGCTTTACAAAAAAAATTGCTGCTTCTCACCGGCAACTTTCCCTTCCGGCAAAAAACAGCAAAATATCCCACATGGAGGCATGACATGAAAAAAGATACGAACTTACTAGACACACAGGATGTCCGGGCTGAGGCAGCCACTGCACTTACACCGAATGCGACCAACGGCGAAAAGATCAAAGCACTGCGAACCGCACAAGGTATGAGCATGGCCGAACTCTCCAGACGAGCATCCATGTCTGATCGTGCCATCCGCTATATCGAAGCCGGCGAACGCGAACCAAGCGTGGACGCAATCCAGAAGATTGCTGCTGCTCTTGGTGTCACGACCGACTACTTTATGGATGATGCCACCTTCCAGAAGGAACTCAGCGATGACCAATTCTACGCTGATGTCCGTAAGAAGTATGGCTCCCGCGGTGTAGCGCAGGCAAAGAAAATAAAAGAACAGACCTCTGCCCTTTTTGCAGGCGGCGAGCTGTCCGAAGAAGATCAGGCTAATTTCATTAAGGAAATGGAAGCCCTCTTCCTTGACGCAAAAGAAGAGGCAAAAAAGTTTACTCCTAAAAAATATCTGTAATTGAATTGCAGAGGAAAGGAGTCGCTGTTGGACAACTTTGCTATTACTGCCGCCGACGCTGTAAGCCGCCGATACAAAAGCAATGACCCGGAAGCTATCATTGCCCAGCGCGCCATTAAAATTAAAGACATCCGGTTCTGCGAAGAGCTCCTTGGGTTTTACACGGTGCTTCTAAATTGCGAATACATCGGCATCAATCCAAACTGCTCAAAGCAGCAACGCAGATCCGCACTGGCTCATGAACTTGGGCACGCTATCTTTGACCGGAAACATGCGGCATCCGGTCAGGCTTTCCAAGATACATATTTTTATAGTCTCAGCAACGCAAAAGCAGAACGCAGGGCGAATACGTTTGCTGCTGAACTGCTGTTGTCAGATGATGATGTACTGAAACCAATCGGCTTCTATGAATTCAACGCTGACAGGCTTCAGATGGAGGCTTCTCTGCCACCCCACTGCTCCAGCACATACCGTGCCTTGAAATATCACGAGCTTCTGCAGGACTTTCAATACACGCATACAGGATTCGCCACCCTTGAGGAGATCGCACAGGTGGCTGGAATCGAAAAAAACTTTGTTGATTTTAAACTGAACATTCTTACCGCAAAAGGGTACCAACTTCCTGCTGTGCCAGAGCTTAAGAGCAACTTTCTGAAAGATTCCATGAAGAATTGCTCTAAAAGCTACGATTAAACATGGAGGTGACTGCTTATGACAAAAGAACGAGTCTATGTAAAGGTATCCTCCGACTTTGATTCTACAGGCTATATGCAGCCGACATCGATCACATGGTCGGATGGACGTACCTTCCCAATCGAAACAGTGCGCGACTTCCGTCCTGCCGGGACTGCCGATAACAGTTACTCCGGTGACTGCTTTACTGTACTCATCCAAGGGCAGGAAAAGCACCTGTTCTTTGAGCACCTTGATCCACGCTTCAACGGTCGGTTAGGCCGGTGGTTCGTCGAGAGAGCCGGACATTAACAGCAAAATAACACGAGCACATAGAAAGGGGGAATCACACGATGCAACGCACATATCTTGCGATAGATCTTAAAAGCTATTACGCGAGTGCGGAATGCGCCGCTCGTCACCTCGACCCGCTTACCACAAATCTGGTCGTGGCAGATTCCTCCCGCACTGAGAAAACTATCTGTCTCGCTGTGTCTCCTTCCCTGAAAGCCTATGGCATTCCGGGTCGCGCCAGACTGTTCGAGGTCGTGCAGAAGGTCAAAGAGGTCAATGCGAATCGGTTAAGGGAAGCGGTACGATTAAGAAAAGCTATGTATAAGGACGGTAAGCCATCCTTCTCCTCTGCCTCCTATGATTCCTTATCCCTTGCCGCCGACCCGTCACTCGAACTCTCTTACCTTGTTGCACCGCCTCGGATGGCGTATTATGAAAAGGTGTCGCGGCAGATTTACGGCATCTATCTGAAATACATCGCGCCAGAGGACATCGTGGTATATTCCATTGACGAGGTATTTATCGATGCCACCTCGTACCTATCCCACTATAATATGACCGCACACGACCTTGCCATGACAATGATCCGGGAAGTGCTTTATACGACCGGCATCACTGCCACCGCCGGGATTGGTACCAATCTATATCTGGCGAAGCTGGCAATGGACATCACTGCCAAACACGCTGCGCCTGACAAGGACGGAGTCCGCATCGCTGAACTGGATGAAGAGAGCTTCCGCTATCTCCTCTGGGATCACAAGCCGCTCACAGACTTCTGGATGACTGGTCCCGGCACCGTCAAGCGGCTAGAAAAGCACGGCATCCATACGATGGGCGAGCTGGCCTATTTCAGTACCGTCAATCAGGATATCTTATATAAGGAATTCGGTGTTGACTCCGAACTGCTGATTGATCATGCTTGGGGGCTGGAACCCTGCGGTATGAAAGAGATCAAGGCCTACAAGCCCAGCACCAACAGCATCTCCGAAGGTCAGGTACTCTCCTGCCCTTACCCATATGACAAAGCCAGAATCATTGTCATGGAGATGGCTGACAGCTTAGTATTACAGTTGACGGACAAAGGTCTGGTTACGGACAGCCTGACACTGGATGTGGGCTATGACCGTGAAAACTGTGACAGCGGCAAGTACAGAGGTCCGGTACACATTGACCACTACGGCCGCACTGTTCCGAAAGGTGCTCATGGCAGCACAAAACTGGATAATCCGACCAACCTCGGAAGCATCCTGATATCTGCCACAACTGAGCTGTTCGAGAGAATAGCTGATAAAACCCTGACGGTAAGACGGATCACAATAGCTGCCAACCGTGTGATCAAAGATGAGGGATTCTTCCAAGTTGACCTATTCACGGACACGACCAAGTTGGAAAAAGAGAAAAAGCTGCAAAATGCGATGCTGGGTCTCAAGAAGAAGTTCGGCAAAAACGCCGTACTAAAAGGAACTAACTATCTGGATGGTGCAACGATGAGAGAAAGAAATCAGCAGATAGGCGGCCACAAGGCCAAGTAAGGAGGGAGAACATGGACTACAAGAACACACCGGAAGGCAGGGCCGTCCAAAGTAAGTATGGCAAAATCCTCCATGCCTCCCGCCCGGAGCCGCCACATAATCATCCCCGTATGCCGATGTCAAATCGAGCTAAAATCTTCTCTCCGTTTGCCGCCTTACGAGGCTATGAGGATGAGATTACTTCCGAGGGCAGAGATCACCTTAAAGGAAATAGAATCGAATTGTCTGAAGAAGGTAAGGAAGTTCTAAATCAAAAGATCAGCCAGCTTTGGAAAGGTCAAGAGATCACAATAAAATATTTCACGGACGGCTACTATGAAGATATAGCCGGAGTACTGGATGCTGTGGATGTGATAAACAAAGAACTACGAATTTACACAGGATTTATAAATGATACCGGCAAAGAGCTGCCGACCATTATTGCATTTGAGGATATATTAGAGATTGGGGTGAATATGACTTGAACTACTACTTTTGCGATTCCTGCCGCTACTGCTTCTCTGCTGAGAAACTGCCGGATCGATGCCCCGACTGCGGAGCGGTAGCACACGATAATAAAAAGGCAGTACGGCCGGCGAGTAAAACGGAAATCGAGGAATTGCTCAAAATACAGAAAGAAGATAAGGAGGACACACAAAATGAAAGCACATAAATATTGGTCACTTGGCGCACTTGCCTGCATGGCAGGATGCTTCTACACGGGCTGCAAAAAGCTGATGCAGGCTCACAAGTATTTCGCTTGTGGCTCTCTGGTCTGCATGGGTATGGCAATCTACTCAGGCCACAAAATTGCACCGAAGAAGAAAAAAGCTGAAAAGCCTGAAAAATAAGAACACACGCCCTCGCCGTAACAAGCGAGGGCTTTTTTGAAATTCAGGAATTCATTTTATTTCCGTCACAAACTATATACTTCCATCATGAGTCGTATTCCGACTTTCAGACCTTCCTCAAAAGCGGTCTTCTCCCATGTGCAGCACACCGTCCCCTGCCGGTCCATAATCTTCTCCCAGAGTGGAATCTTATCTCCGACGTAGTCATCTACCAGCCTATCCATACCTTCCAAGCCACGCAACCATTCTTCCAGTTCCTTTTCTTTTTCCTTTGCTGTCTTCCCGGCAACTGTGTTTTTCTCTACTGGGTTGTTCTCCGTGTAATGCTCGTAGATCAGATCCAGCAGATTCTCCACTGGCGGGTAATACTCCGGCTCTGTTTTTTTCAAATACTCCTCCAGCATTTCCTTCAATTTTTCTATAATGCTACCATCCTTCCCAACTGAGATTCACATCCTCAGTTACGGCACATCTTACCGTAGACTTTTGCACATAGCAACCTATTTTTTGCAGTCTTTCGGATGCCCCATCTTCTCCTTCACTTCATCCGGCACATCGATCAATCCGAACCGATAGAATATTCCGTAGATGTAAGTCACTCCCCGGATATCGCCCAGAGCTTTCGGGCGGTCTACCACTTCTCCTTTAATATTCTTCAGCGCCAGCAGCACTGAACTCCACGCTAGACTTTTACTCTTCTCCCGGCGGTCAATCCACAGCTCTTTTGTGTACTCGCCATTCCTACCTTTTTTAATTTCGTAAGAGAATGGTAAGCCAGAGTAGGTTTTGAATTTCACACCAGCATAGGCCAGAACCGCTCCCCAGAAGCTCTCTTCTGTTGGCTCATCCCTCCACCGCTTCATTGCTCTATATCTCCGCTGCCGCTCTGCTCCGACACTGATCTTCCCTTTTTCTGCTGTGCTTGGGAAGTACACACCTTTCCGATATGGCAGGTACGAGGTGACGGAGGCTTTGGAAAGTTTCAGAGTGTTTGCAGTTGAGAGTATAGAGGTTTTGTAGTCTTGTGTTTCACGGTATTCTTGAAAGGTAGCTTGCACCTTCTCCGCCACTTCAGATTCATACACATCGGCCGTGATGAGCAGCTTTCTTACTTTGATGGGGTTAAGGTTTAGAGCATCTGCAATGGCCTGCAAGGACATCTCAGAATCATAAAGTGCCACAGCACTTTCCATCTGCTCTTTCAGATTTTTCCCGGCATCGTACTCTGGCTTCAACTTCTTCCGGCCACCGCCTGGTTTTCTTGTTTTCTTCATTTTACTCGTGCAGCTCCAACGGCAGTCCGTCCGGGTCATGGAAGAAAGTCATCTTCTTGTCGGTGTAATCATCCACACGAATTGGCTCACATTCAATGCCTACCTCCGCCAGTTCATTCACTGTCTGCTCCACGCTCTCAACGCAGAACGCAAGGTGACGCAGCCCACAGGCCTCCGGGCGGTTCACACGCTTCGGAGGATTTTCCTCAGCGAAAATCTCCAGCTCCGTGTGTTCATTGACACGAAGATCCAGCTTCCAGTCCTTACGCTCCGGGCGGTAGTTTTCCCGAATGACAGCAAAGCCCAGCTTGTTCACATAGAACTCCCTTGCGGCTTCGTAGTCGGATACGATGATCGCGATGTGGTGTATTTTAGATAAGTTCATTATTCTCACACTCCATCTCTTTAATTCTCATTTTATTTTCGTTATAAACTATATATCAACCCTCAAAATATACCGTGTGCGCTCCAGCTCCTGGAGGAGCCTGTGTTCCACACACGGCATTTTTTTCTTGGGTTCTTGTTTATTTCAGTTTAGCGAGGATCTCATCGGCACTCATGCCCGCGGCAAGCAATTTCTTTAGAACGGATTCCGCCTCTGCTTTCTTTGCTTCCTCTGCGGCCTTAGCATCTTCCTTTGCCTTCTTCGCTTCCAGGGATGCCACTTCTTTTTCGGCCTTCTTCAAAGCAGTCTTCTTCTCTTTTAGGTCAGCCTTCAAAGTGTCAATGTTGGCAGTGATGGATGCGATCTCAGATGCGAGTGCTTCCTTTGCGGACTGCTTTTCTGCAATCTGCGTTGCAAAATCAGCAGTCACAGTTTTGAGCTTATTCTTGCTACCTTTAGTTCTGGGCATAGGTGATAACCTCTTTCCTTTTATAGTTGTTTAAGTATAGCACTGTGTGGATATGAGGGCAACATTATACTGCGCCATTGTAGTGATACTGAGTTATGCTTCCAATAATAGGCACTGCATCATGAATATTGAAAAGGACCACATTTTTTCCTTTTATTCTGTTAGTTCTCGTACACGGATAGATAATACCCGTTATTCCTTTTCCCTCAAGATATTTAGCCAGAATTTGAAAAGATTTATAGGCTTTTTCTTTACCATCGGCATCATTTTCATCAACTTTTTTGTAGATACAACTACAAATGAGTTTTAGAATTTGCTTCACACTATTCTTTTCAATAAGAGATCTATCTAATGGATGTGCTTCCATTGTTTGCTCAATCCGTCTTCTGACATAACCTTGATCATCTCTATGTCTAAGCAGATCTTCATCCGATAAAAGAAGATCAAGCATAGAATGGACATGATTATTTGCTTGACTCTCTATATCACGCCGTATTGAATACAATTCTATATCATTATACGACAAATCTAAAATCCGGCCACCATTTACCGCCTTGAATCTACAGAAACATGTATCAACTGCACTCTTCAATTTACATTCAAGCAGACATATATACTGTCCTACTTTGAGTTCTGCATTATAGTCTAAATCTTCTGTTCCGTAAGAGAGATACAGATATGTCTTTCCAGGAGGATTCCATCTATTCTGTGCCTTGTTTGGCCACGGTATAAATCTATCTTCATTACACATCGTCTCCGTAACCATTCTGTAAAGAACATCTGTATCAGCAAGTGAACAGATAAATTCTGCTTCGTATTTCTCTATTGCATTTGTAAATATATCATCAAAAAGCTCTATGAACGTCCTGCTTCCATCATCAGATTTCAGAACCTCACTCCACTTTTCATCAATTATACTTCTTGCTCCTGCAATTTGGATAGAATCTATTATTCTATCATAGATTTCTTCATCTGTAACTCCAATAATAAGTCTTTTACTGTACAGATGCTTTACATAGTCAATTATCGTATTCTGATTCCAATATTCTTCTGGCGAAAAGATGTCCGCTAAAACCTTCGTTAAGATATTCAGTCTAGTAATCAGCTTCCACAACTTTTCTGTATTGTTTTTCCATAAATATCGTCGAATGCAATGGCTGAGACATTTCAATTCATCTTTACAATTCGGCGAAAAATTTTCAATCTGTTCTAATTCATCTAGCATAAGTGCATTATAATCGATAGGTGCTACTCTCACAGCGTCTCCCTGATGCACTTTTTGCCAACACATTGAATCAAGTAGTCGAGAAACTTCTCTAACCTCCAT